AGACGTTCCTATTCCGGCCCATAGTCACTTTACCTTTAATTCAACTATATCAAACGCTACTCTAAACAGTGCAAACCTTACAACCAGTAACGCCCCGTTCCAGCAACATCGGGGCCAAGGCTCTGACTGGGCGTACATGATGGCTGACAGTGGTTCAAACGCATCCGTTGGTAAGACTTCTGTCACCGGCGGCAACAGCAATGGCTCACACGCCCATGCTATCAACGGTTCCGTCACATCTACTTTCAATCAATCAAACCTAGCTGCCAATGCCAGTGCTGTTGATATTGAAAATCCATACCTTGCAATTCGTTACATGATAAAGTTTTAAGATGAGATATAACGCACGATTAGGAGACAGGTTTTTGTGGACGAGCGATGGCTCTAGCTTTTCGTTCCTTACCATTCATTGCTATAGTGCGCGTGACGGACAAGACGAAGAGTTTACTTTGTTTTTTGATCGTTTCCCCGAAGGCACAACTCGTGTCAGTTACGACGAAGATAGCGGCACAGGTATATACTGCATCAATGGCGGAGAAGAGATAAGCGAAGACGGTGACTTGCGGTGTAGTCATCTAAAGACGATGTTTGAAAGCAATGTCGCGATGTTGGAGCACATGGAAGATGAGTAGTTACGGACAACTAAAAAGAGACGCTGCAATTTTCGTCCCGGTTGGGCTCATAGTTCCTTGGACAACGGCAACTGCTCCTAGTGGTTTCCTTTTGTGCGCCGGACAAGAGGTTTCACGAACTGATTACGCTGCGTTATTCGCTGTAATTAGCACTACATATGGCTCGGGCAACGGCAGTAGCACTTTTAATCTACCTGACCTCGCTGGTAAGCAGGTTGTTTTTGACGACGGCAACACCACCCTGGCAGCGAATGCCGGTGCTGCTTCGGCTACAATCAACACAAATATTAACACGGCATCAGCGAATATTTCTTCTAATGTTAGCGGTAACACTAGCAATTTTGCCTTAACGCCAAATCACCTACCCGCACACACACACAAAATGTTTGGCGGAAACACTAGCAGGCCCGGCAGTGGATCGGTTATCTCAACTCCCAACAAAAACGTAGTGTTTGAGGGCTCTGGCGGTAACGCAGGTTATATCATGCGTTCTGACCCAAACAACGCCACAGCAACGGGTGGTAACACAAGTAGTGTTTTTAATGGTAACGCAAACAATGGAGCTAATCATGCCCACGGGGCAGGAAACCTAGCTGTCGCCTCTAATTTTGGGGGAACCATCAACGCTACTACCGATAATGTTAGTTCGTTGCTGTACACAAGTCTTATACTTAACGCGATTATAAAACACTAGGAGTGTCACATGCCTTTGATGAAGCTCCAGTTCCGGCCCGGCATCAACCAAGAAACCACTCGTTACATGAACGAGGGTGGCTGGTACGACTGCGACAAAGTTCGCTTTCGCTACGGCGTGGCTGAAAAGATTGGTGGCTGGACGCGTTACTCTGCTACGACCTTTGAAGGCATTTGCCGTAAGATGCACAACTGGGTTGCGCTAGATGCTTCCAATTACCTAGCTCTTGGCACACATCTGAAGCTCTATATTGAAGAAGGCACAAACTACAACGACATAACCCCTGATCGTAAGTCATCAACTTTGTCTTCTGGCTCCTTGTCAGCCACTAGCGGTAGCGCAGTGGTTACGATTACCGACAATGGTCACGGTGCAATCACAAACGACTACGTCACTATTACTAACGCTACAACGTTTGCTGGGATTCCGGCCGATGATTTGAACAAAGAGCATATCATCACTCGTATAGACGGTAACACTTTTACGATCACTGTTGCCACGACTGCCACAGGCACAGCTACCGGGGGCGGTACACCCACACTCACTTATCAAATCAACACCGGTCTTTCTACGATTACCGGCGGTACCGGTTGGGGTGCCAGCACGTGGGACGGTGAGACTGCCGACGATGTCACGACAACCTTAAACGGTGCTATCACAAACAGTGCCACAACAATTACGCTGACAGATGCCTCAAGCTTTCCCTCTGCTGGGCAGGTTCGTATTGGAACAGAGCTCATCAACTACACTGGTAAAAGCGGTAACAACCTGACCACGTGTACTCGTGGTGTTGAAAGCACAACCGCTGCCGCTCACTCGAACGGTGCAACCGTTGTTGCCACCACTAGCATGGTTGCTTGGGGTGAAGCTGCAACAATCTCTGTTACGTCTGGGACAGAGGCGCGTTTGTGGTCGTTCGACAACTTTGGTGAAGACCTGATTGCCAATGTGCGCGACGGTAACATCTACTACTGGGACAAGAGCAATGGCTTGAACAACAGAGCCGTAGCTCTCAGCACATTATCTGGGGCAAGTGGCACACCAACCGTCGCTCGTCAGATTATTGTTTCTGACCGTGATCGCCACGTAATTGCTTTTGCTTGTGACCCGACCACTGATGTCGGTACGCAAGACCCCCTTCTCATCCGTTTCTCTGATCAAGAGAACGCTGCTGACTGGACACCTACAGCTACGAACACCGCTGGTGATTTGATCATTGGTTCAGGATCTAAGTTTGTGGCTGCGATTGAAACCAAACGTGAAATTCTGGTTTACACCGATGCCTCATTACACACACTCAAGTTTATCGGTGCGCCGTTTACTTTCGGTATCTCTCAGATTTCAACAGGTATCAGCATTATTGGACCAAACGCTGCTGTCGCTGTGAACGATGGCGTGTTCTGGATGGGTGAAAATCAGTTCTATGTTTACGATGGTCGTACCACTCAAATCCCCTGCTCGGTTCGTGCAAAAATATTTGACGACCTTAACTTGGACCAGCGTGAACTTGTGACCGCTGCGCTCAATTCTCAGTACAACGAAGTGTGGTGGTTTTATCCGTCGCTCAACTCAACAGAAAACGATAAATATGTCGTCTACAATTACGAAGAAAAGGTTTGGTATTTTGGTACACTAGGTCGAACAGCTTGGGTAGATGCTGAGACGCGCTCTTACCCTGTGGCCGCTGCACCTGACAACAATCTATATAATCATGAAAACGGTAATGATGACGGATCTAACAATCCAGCCACTGCGATTACGTCTTTTATCGAAAGCAGCCCCATGTCACTCGAAGCGGGTGACAAGTACATGCTGACTAACAAAGTGCTGCCCGATGTCACCTTCGCTGGTTCGACAGGCGCAAATCCAGAGGTTACGTTTGAGTTGAGGGCATATAATAATCCGGGTGAAAACTATGGCGAGGCATTAACCAGCGATGTAACTCGTAGTGCCACGAGCCCAGTAGAGCAATACACGGACGAGTTGTATATGCGCCTGCGTGGTCGCTCCTTCTCTCTGCGTTTAAGTAGCTCGGATCTCGGGACTCAATGGCGGGTCGGTGTTCCGCGTGTTGAAGTAAGGCCGGACGGGAAACGATAATGCCACAGCGATCACTTGTACCACCCACAATCTCCGATGCTCCAGAGGAGTATCGCCGTGAGTACATCTCCGACTTGGCTCGTGCCTTGGAGCTTCTGATCGAGCAGGTCAACTCTGAAGGTGAGCTCCGTGCTTCGGCATTGGACAGCACTAAATCACCACTGGTTCTCAAGGATCTACCTACGTCAGCCTCGGGACTTGAAACTGGTTCTGTTTATAATGACAGCGGAACACTGAAGGTGGTAACTTAACGGTTTTTTGGCTATAATGGGCCAACAAGGGATAAAATGATGCAAGGTATTCAGACATTAGGACCAGGTGTAGCAGAAAAAATGGCTGCTATGGGTCAGTTCGAGGACGATCAAATCGCTCACGTTGCTGAAGGTGAGGTGATTGTCCCTGCCCCAATCCTGAAATATTACCCCGAAGTCAAGGATCAGGTCTTTGCAGCGATTAGAGATCAGGGCTTAGAGCCAGAGCAGTTTATTGTTGGTAACGAAATGGTCGCCATCAACCCCAACACTGGCGTTCAAGAGTTTGGGTTCTTCAGAAAACTCTTTAAGAAGATTAAAAAGGTTGTAAAGAAAGCCGCGCCACTTTTACTTGCCGCTGCTTTGCCTATGGCTGCTCCGGCTCTTTTTGGATCGGGCGCAGTATTGGGTGGAGCCGTTGCGAAGATGGGTACGGCTAGTGCTCTTGATGCTGCTTTCAAAGGCGGCAACCTTAAAGACGTTCTAAGGGCTGGTGCTACTGGTGCCGCTGTTGGTGGTATTGGTCAGTTTGCTTCTAATGTAGCGACTAATGGCACTGGTGGTTATATCTCTGGTGCGAACTACAACCCAGCGGCCACCCCTGCACCAACAGCCGCGGCACCAGCCGCGCCAACAGCCGATCCAGCGATCTCATCATCGTCAGTGGCTCCTGCCGCCACCCCGGCGAAAGGTATAGTTAGTGTTCAACAGCCGCAGGTGCAGGCAGCTAATTTTACTCCGGCTGACGCAGGCCTAGACTTTACGCCCGACCCGAATGCTGTGTTCGATGAAACTACCGGCCAGTTTGTAAAGGACAGTGCAGCTAGTTCTGGTTCTGGTTCTAGTGTTAGGGCTCTAGCAGATGTTGCCACTGATGCTAACAAGCTTATGGAAAAGGGTTTCTCACCCGAAAGAGCTCTTAACATCGCGCAAAACAAGGGCGGAGTTCCTGGGTTTACCGATAAAGTAGTAAACGAATTTTCTAACAACCCGCTTCCCGCAACAGGGTATGCTCTCAGCACCGCTTCTATGGCGGCACCTCTCTTCATGAGCGACGAAATGCCGGAGCAGCCTAGCATGACTCTCAACCAAGAAGAGTTAGAGGCACTCTTAAACCAGGGAAACATCCTGAACTATCAAGGCAGGCCCATTGAAGGCATGTACTACAACCCCGAAACAGAGTCGTTTCAGGATGTACCATACGTGCAAAGTAGTGGTATAATGGCAGCGGCCGCTGGTGGACACATCATGGGCCCCGGAACAGGGACTTCGGACAGCATCCCTGCATATCTGTCTGACGGTGAGTTCGTCATGACAGCAGACGCAGTTAAAGGCGCAGGTAACGGTGACCGTAAGAAAGGTGCCGCTAAGATGTACGCCATGATGAACAAGTTTGAAGGACAAGCATAATGCCATCTAATAACTCATCAAGTGCCACCCAAAAAGAGCTTAGAGAAGCTCAAAAAGAGCTTGATCGGCTGAAAGCTCTCAGCGAACAGCAGGCGCAGCAGATTTACGCGTATGAAGAAGGCTTTGATCCAGCCCAAGCTGGCTCGTCACCTCTTTACTCTCAGGGTCAAAACGTAATGGAAAATCTGCCTGACAAAGCAGAAGTTTCAATTGCTATGAATCGCTTGGCTCCGTATCAGGAAGAGTTTCAAAAGGACATCTTCCGTACGACCCGCGAGTTAGCCGACGCACCTATTATGACTCCAGAGCAGCGAGTTGCTGGTTTTAACCCGCTTCAGCAGGCTGCAATCACTCAAGGCCAAGAGCAGATTCTTGGTGTCCGGGATCCCGAGACGGGACAACTCTTGCAGGCAGGCATGGGTATTGGTGGTTATCAACCAATGCTGCAAGAAGCGATTTCTGGTACTCGCGCTTCTACTGGTCAGGCTCTTCGTGCCGAAGGCATGTATGACCAAGACATCACACGCCAGTTCATGGATCCGTTCCAGCAAGAAGTAATCGACGCATCACTGCGTGATATCTCTCGTGCTGGCGAAATGGAACGTCAAAAACTATCCGACGCTGCCGTCGGCGCAGGTGCTTTCGGCGGTAGCCGTGACGCACTTTTGCAAGCCGAGCAGTATCGTGGTCAGATGCAGCAGATGGCTGACACCGCTGCCCGTCTCCGTTCGGCTGGTTTCCAACAAGCACAACAGGCTGGTATGGGCGCATTCGAAGCTGCTCGTGGCCGCGACCTTGGTATTGCTGGCCTGATTGGTCAGGCTGGTGGTCAGATAGGTGGCCTTGCCACACAAGCGCAAGCGCAGGCAGGGCAGGACATTGCTACGCTGCAAGGCTTGGGTGGTATGTCACAAGCGCAGCAGCAAGCGCAGTTCGACGCACAACGCGCCACGGAACTGGAACGTTTGTACGAGCCTTACAAGCGTGTTGGCTTTATGACTGATGTCATGGGAGGCACTCCTAGTGTTCAATCCTCCATGACCGCTACCCCTCCAGCGCAGCAGCCAGCAGGTCCAAGTAGTACTTCGCAGTTTATTGGTTTGGGCATCGCGGGACTTGGTGCTTTGGGCGGATTGGGTTACCGTCCGTTCAGTAATAGTACGACACAGTAGGGGAGCTAAGATTATTATGGGATATTTTAAGAGATTCCTCGAAGAACAAAAGAAAAAACAAGAGCAAGAAAAGATGGCGCGACTTTTGTACGGAGGGGCGCAATCAAGCAATCCTTTGAGCTTTGTCGCGTATCCGGGGCAGGCTCCAATGGGCTATAATAAAGGCGGTGTTGTTGGTGAGCACCGTAAAATGTTCCGTAAGCCGGGCCTCGCTCGTCAGGCTCTTGGTATTCTTGCCTCATCAGGAGAACTGATGAACGAGGTGCAGCCGCGTATGCAAATGGCGCAAGCGGGTGCTGTGAACAAGTCGCTGTTTGACCAAGCCACTCGTATGGTGGACGGCATGATTGCATCCGGTCAAGCACCGGCCGCTAATCGTGATGCTGCTATCAACAACCTTTATCGCTACTATGAAAACCAGGCTCTGATGAACCCTCGCCCCGCTGCCCCGCGTATGCAGGGTTACATGGATCCAGCTAGTGGCCCGATCGATACAACTGGTGTTCTTGCTGTGCCTGCCGCCGCGGCTCAAAAAGTTTCGGGCGGCATAGGATCTATGGTTGATAGCTTCGTCAACCCCGACTCTCCCCCTCCCGGAGAAGCGTTGCGACCCCAAATGGAAGAGGACGATACTCGTATAGAGCGTCTCGCTAAAAACATCGGCTCTGGACTTCTTTCCACCGCGCAGCTTCCCTCTAATATTGCTAAAGGAATCAATCGTGTCGGCTCCGGTGTGGTAGATGTCGCCGCTGGACCAGCCGAGGAACCGATTTTTGATAATCCGCTTGTGACCTCGGCAAAGGCTGAGGACGCTACTGTTGAGCCTACCGCGGACGCTGATAAACTCAAAAACAAGGAGCGGGTGGGCGAAGAATCCGCAAATGCGGACCTTCTCAAACAACTTGAAGCTCTTAAAAAAGAGAATGAAGAGCTTACTAAACTTCCCACCGAAGGGGAAAAAGAAGCTATTGATCCGTTCCTCGAACGCTATAAAGAGATGACCGGCAATGATGAAAATGATTTCTACCAAGCCATGATGACGGCTGGTCTGGCTATCGCTGGCGGAGAAAGTGACGACCCCGTCATGAATATAGCCAGAGGCGCGTTGGCTGGTCTGCAACAATACAGCAAAGGCAAGAAGGATCGCCGCGATTCACTGTTCTTGGCCGAGATCCAAGCACGGAAACTCAAGGCTGCTGAGACACCGGCACAAGTTAAGTTACTTGAGTACTTTGAGAAAAACCCTGAAGCCTTGAAAACATTTCAAAAGTACAATATCAACGAAAGCAGTGCCGAACCTGAAAGAGATCGCCGTGATATTGGGAAAGAGTATGACCTGCCTCCGCCTCTAGCACGTCAGCTACAGCTTGAAATAGAAGTGGCAAAAAGCTTCGGAGAGGTTTTGGATATCGCTGAACGTGCACGAGAGATTAAATCTGGCGGAGCAACTGTCACCAAGTAAGGGGTCTCAATGGCTAAGTTAAACATACCTGGCAGAGGCTCTTTCGAAGTTGATGATTCAGTTCTCAATTTATCTGAGCCCGAGTTACAAGCTTTTGCAAAAGACTTCGCAGCAAAACTAGACGCTGAAGACGACGTGTCTGTCTTTGGCGATATCGCCACGGGCGTAGGTGCGGGTGGCGTGGGTTTCGTGCAGGGGCTCTCGGAACTCGGAGCTTCAACAGTAGACCTTGCTTTCGATACAGACTACAGCCGCGGTGTTACGGAAAGCTTTGAAGAGCTCAAAGAAGCTACGGGTCTTGTGCCGCAAACAACAGCCGGTGAAGTAGCCGAAGCTATTACAAATTTTGGTGTCGGCATCATTCCGGTGCTTGGCTGGATGAGTAGGGCAAATGCAGCAGCCAAAGGCACAAGCTTACTTAAAGCACAAGGAATGCTGGGTAAGTCAGCGGAAGCTTTCGGCAAACGCTATAAAAACATTCTTACAAAAGTTGACGACACAGGTACACGGGTTAATCGATTTGCTGGACAAGCTGCGGTGGGCTCTCTTGCGGCCGGTGCCGCTGATTTCGCAGTCAGCCCCGACGGTATGCACACTTTGTCCGACGCGTTCGACGCAATGCCGGAAGGCTTGAAAACAATCGAGGACACAGGTCTTGAAGGCCGCGAAGAAGCTGCACGTAAGCTACTCAACAAGCTTAAAGTCGCGGCGGAAGGTGCTGCATTCACCACCGCTTTTGAGCTTCTTGGCCCGACAATAAAAGGTGCTTCGTTTGTTATTGGCAACACGCCGGGTGTTCCGGTTATTGCGCGTAATGTTTCTTTCGGGCTAGAAACTTTGGGTGGAGCGATTGAGTCATCTTTTCCAAAAGCCACTAAGAAAGCAAAAGAAGTATTCAGCACGGCACGTGGCGCACCGCGTGAGTTCTACGAACTGACAGAAGACTTAGGCGCACAGATAGATGCTCCCGAGGCTGTTGGTATGAAGCTTTTTACTGATTTCGATAAGAGCGTTCGTAATACTGTATCCCTACAGGGCATCTACGGAAAAGGAAAAGCAAGTCGCCAAGATGCTTTTTCTTCAGCGATTAGATTTCTCGAAGGGGAAGACGATGCCTTAAAAGGCTATGACCAAGAGGTTGTATCGTCGGCCACAGAAATGCGTAATCTGGTTACAAATCTATCAGAAGAGATTTACGACGAGTTGGATATCGCGGTCAAAAAAGGTGACCTACCCGCAGAAGAGTTAAAACCTGTGCTGGGTGCAATTAAGACACAGTTCAACAGTTACCTTCGTCGTATGTATGAAGGACCCATGAATAAGTCTTACAGCGAACTTACACAAGGGCCTGAAAAAGAAACGTATGAAGCGGCTGTGGAAGAAATCTACAGAGCAATTCGAGAAGAAAAAACCAACGCTGGTATAAAAGTGATTGATGAAGAGCTTGCCAGACAAGAGGCGCGGTCCTTTGTTGATGAGCAGCTTGGTTTTCCAGCAGGTTCTTTGGGGGAAAGCGGCGCACCGTTGTCCGCCGTCCGTGTCGAACAAATAGCGGACGACGCAACTCTCCTCAAGCGTAAGCTTAAAGAGGAAGCTGGATCTAAAAAACGTGTTCCTATTTACACCTTGTCAGACTCTATCCTGTCGTCTCGATCAAAGCGTCTAGATAAAGCACCTAGTCTTCGCGGCCTGAAACGAGAGCGGACAGAGGGACGAGAGGCTTTGGAGCACCGCTATCTCAGGACAATCGCAGACATGTCTCGTTTCCGTGAGACAAGCAAATTTTACCGTCAGATTGCCGACGATGCCAGTATGTCCTCGTCCATGAAAGAAGCTGTTGAGGCTGTCAACAAAGGTATGCCGGGTCCGATGATTATCCGTCCCGCTACTGAAGCAGAAGGGTTTGGTCAAGAAACAATCGATGACTTAATGAAGCTGACGGACGCTGGGTACACAATACTCAGGGACGACAACAACAAGGCAATCATCTCCAAGTACGGCCCACTTACAGGGGGACTTATTCGTAATGATGCATATGAAGCGATCACTGCAATTCAGCGCACTCCGGACGGGGTTTTCGATGCTGCTTGGTCTATGGCTCTACAAGCTAAAGGTATATCGCAGATGGGCATGACGGTACTTAACCCGATTGGTCAAATAAGGAACTTTAACTCAAACCACTTTGCTCTTATGGCTAACGGCAACATTATGAATGGTGCCGATATGGTAGACAGTATGAGAATTGCAGCAGGTAAAGCATCTAACTTAGCTGACGATGATTTCCGTAAATTCTACGACCTTATGGGTGAGCAGGGGCTGCGTGACCAAAGCTTGACCATGAATGAATATCGTTCGCTTCTCAGAGAGGGTCGGGGTATCGACCGATTAGGCGCAAGCACCACTTCAGAAATGATTGAGAAAGTTGTTCGTGCGGTTCCGGGTGTTAAGACAGCAGAAGCTGTCTACGCCGGAGTTGATAACATGGCTAAGACAGTGGCATTTGCGGGAGAGCGGGGCAAGTATGCCGCTGCTATTCGTAAGGCTGGATTAAATGTAGATGATGCGTTCAAGTTAGCTGATGGCGACAGTGTCTTGGCGCGTGATTTTGTAAACCAAGGTATTGCTGTTCGTCCTCAGTCTCTTTCTGAAACAGAGAATTTCTTAAATGTTTTAGCTGGAGACATTGTTAAGAAAACAATGCCTATTTACTCTCGTGTACCGGAGGCTATTCGAGCAGTTCGTCGGGTTCCTGTTATTGGTAACTTCGTAGCCTTCCCGGCGGAGAACATCCGTAACTCTACCAACATCCTGAACCAGTCTCTTAAAGAGATGGGCTATAAAGTTGGTGACGAGCTCCGCGCACAAATTGGAGACAAAGCTGCCGCTAGACTTGAGCGTCAAATCAGAACCATCGGCGCACGTCGCGCTATGGGTGCTTACGCCTCTATCTCTATGATACCGGCAGCGATCGTCGGAGCGAGTAAAGTTGCTTCGGGCATGAGCGACGAAGACTACGAAGACTTCATGAATAGTGAGGTCCCAAGCTATCTACGGGATCACACTCTTGTTATCTTGAACGACAAACCGGGATCGACAGAGTACATGGATCTCAGCTACATGATGTTCTACGACTATCTGAAGACACCTCTCAAGAACGCTATCAGAGAATACAACAACAAAGGTGAAATCGGCGCATCAGAGGCAGAGCAGATTATGACCGGTGCTTTGGCTGGTATGTACGGTTACCTCGAACCATTCGCATCGGAAGCTATTGTGGCTGAACGTTTGATTGATGCAACCGTTCGTAATGGCCGCACGGCTACTGGAGCTTCGATCTACGGAGTGAACGACAATCCCGGTGAGAAAGCGCAGAAGGGCTTCTTGCATGTGCTTGGCGGCATGGAACCGGCCGCGCTTAAACTGTTGTACGAAGTGAAGTCTACTGGACTTGAAAAAGGCCGACTGGTTCGCGCTTTTACAGAAACACCGTCAGCCACTGGCGCGGAGTACACAATCCCGGAAGAGCTTCTGACCTTATCAAGCGGCCTACGTAAACTAGAGACCAACAAAAGACAAAACCTGTTCTATAAAGGATCCGAGTTTAGTCGTAATCGTACCGGCAGCGTCACAGAGTTTACTCGTTTTGCCAAGCGCAACGACGTAACACAGGAACAAGTAGAGCAGCAGTACACTGAGTCGATGGGCGATTTGTTCAGGGCTCAACAGCAGCTACATCGAATTGTGTCTTCATATCGAAGAAGAGGCATGTCGGACAATACTATTCGTCGTTCTCTGCGGGATGCAAATATCGGTAAGCGTGATATAGCTTCTGTTATGCGCGGAGAGTTCCGACCCTACCGTGTCAGTAATCAACTAAACAAATTCTTGATAAACGAGGAAGATCGTCAGGGTTTGAAGCGTGTTCTGCGCCGTGTTGATCGTGGTCGCATGAACAAATTGTATCAAGAACTGCGCGGAAAATCACTTGAAGAAAGTTTTGACGAGATTCCGGGCGATCAAAGCTCTTTGCAAAGCATTGAAAACATTGAAGAAAAACGACCTCTCTCGTCGCCTGTAGCATCGAATGCCGTACCTATGGACACCGCTACGGGACCAGAGGCATCATTTGACCTGTCCGGTTTGTCCGATTTCTCCGTATCACAGCAGCCTGTTCAAACTGCTGGGTTGCAACCTGTTCAACCAGACGCTAGTCTCTTAGGTGATGACCCTGTGACTATCGCAAGGAATATGCAAATCGCACAAAGAACCAGGAGGGGTTAATGGACTGGTCAAAATATCCGAACTTTAGCGAGTCGGAGTTCGCATGTTCACATTGTGGCGAATGCCACATGAACGAATCTTTCATAGCCAAGCTTCAATCGCTTCGCTCTCATTACGGAAAGGGACTAACGATATCTAGTGGATACCGCTGTCCCGATCACCCTATCGAAAAGAAGAAAGCAAAACCCGGCACCCACTCAAGTGGTCATGCCGCGGACATAAAGATATCGCACGGCGCAGCTATTGAACTGTTAACACTAGCTCTTCGCAGCGGAGCCTTCACAGGCATCGGGATACAGCAGAAGGGTAGTCATGGTTCCCGCTTTCTTCACTTGGACGATAAAGAAATGGGTCCGACACGCCCGACTATCTGGTCTTACTAAATGACACCATCATCATTGCAGGTTCATACCGGCGACATCGGAGAAGCATTGTGTCTCTATCGTCTCCGACAAATGAATGTTCCTTGTGAAATCGTGCAACTCGGAACCACTGACATCATTGCCATGGTCGGTATAAAACCTGTTCGCGTTCAGGTTAAAACATCTCGTACCGTATATGAGGGGGCTAGAGCAAAGAAGGACGGCGGTCAGAAATATCCTATCAGAGCCACCTATCACTTCTCGGTAGCCAAGGGCAGCAAAACAAAAGTCGCCCTCACCGAAGCTGACTGCGATATCCTAGCCCTTGTTGGTCTCGACCACGAAGGCGTTTTATTTCTACCGATGTCCGGGATACGTCATCAAAAGACAAAGCGTGTATCGGCTGCTGATTATCTAGACCCGGAACTCGCAGCTAGTAGCTGGAACAAAGCTGTTAGGAAGCTATACTAGGCGGGTTCATCCAACCGTTTATCAAGAAGTCGTCAATGATAATCATTCGTCAGCCGGTATGACTTCTTTTCGAATACGGTGCAGCGTAACCTGAATACCCCACTTGCGCTTGCCGCTAATGGTTGGGGCGATGTTGAAGGTATGACTTACAAATATCTCCCAGCCAAACAACAGGCGGATACCGACGAAGTTCACAGGCATCTCGAAGTCCGGATACTCTGGCACGAAACCAATGCCATGCCCTGTCACTGTCCGCAGCCCTAGTGGGTATCGAAAGTACCGAGCATTCAGACTTATTGGAACGTCTTGGCATCCCGAGCCGCCGCCTTCATAGTGACCTTCGAACTTCTTGACCGGGTCCATTATCACTCGGAGGTCCTTGGATTGATTACCCTTATAAAAAGGCTGTACTGGCTTGTAGACAAACAAGTGATACAGATAACATTTTTCTACGTGATAAATAGTTTGATCTTTAGCCATTGTGGTCTCCTATTCGATTTCACCCCAGTTATCGCCTAACGCGAAGTCAATCTTAAATGGTACCAAAGCTGGTATGCATGTTTCCATAATTTCTTTTATTTTGTTTGCTTGACTTTCGCTCTCTATATTGAAGCACAGTTCATCATGCACTGTGAGCAGGGGAGTGAACCCCTCTTTATAGCAGTCTACCATCGCACGTTTCATCTGGTCAGCACTCGACCCTTGTATCAACCGGTTGAGAGCCTTGTATGTGTAGGCACGTTTCAGCGATTCTTTCGGGCCATGCTCACGTCGGGCATCTTCAAACGGCAGCGCACGGTGCAGGCCATAACGCTTCGGCTCCCATTTATCAAAGCGGCATCGTCGGCCAAGCACTGTTCGAACAACCCCGTTGGTTTCTGCTGCGCGAGAGACAGCATCCGCTAGTCCTTTTACAAACGGAACCTTAGCGTTGTAGTCGCCTAGCAAGTCTTTAGCTTCGTCCTTTTCGATATCCAAGACACCAGCCAACTTGTTGATGCCCATGCCATACATAATGCCGAGGTTCACAGTCTTAGCGTCTTTACGAGAAATGCCTGCCATGTCAGCCACCATCTGGTGAAAGTCTGCGTCATCTTCTTCGTACTTATCAATTACTTCCTGGATCATCGGGTGCCTTTTTGCTCCCGATAACGAGCCAGCATAGTGCGCCAGCCATCGTGGTTCTTGCGACGCATAGTCAAAGCTGCCCCATTTATTGCCTTCATCAGGGACAAACAATCCTCTAATAGCTTTCTTAATCTGAGGGTCACGAGCCGGTATCTGCTGTAGATTCGGGTTGGAGGATGAGAACCGACCCGTGACCGTGCCACCATCATCCGAACGGAGGGGGTGGAACTCTGCGTGAATGCGACCTTTGTGCGAGAACTTAAATATGTTTTCAATAAATGTCGTATTCGCTTTGTTGAACTCTCGCATACGCAATATAGATTGCGCGACTGGGTGCTCATGGGCTGCAAGAAATTGCTTCGTGAAACTCGGAGCTTCTTTTGCTGTGCGCGGATAGTCGAGGCCAAGCTTGTCGAATGCTTTGGCTAAAGAGGCTGCTGCCCATGGCTCAACCTGAAACCCAACCATCTCTTCGATCGCCTGATGCAGCTTGTTCTCTTCACTGTTAAGGTAGTCACGAGCTTTCTGAGCTCCTTCAAGATCTACCTTCACACCGTTCCAGCGCATGTCGAGTAATAGCGGTGTTAAGTCTGTCTCCATCTCAAAGATGCTAGAGACTTCATCGCTTACAAGTTCTGGCTTCAAGCGGTTCCACAAACGTAATGTGATATCTGCATCTTGTTCTGCATAGCGGCCGACAAAGCGAGAAGGCAAACGCCACATCTCTGCCTTTGGGTCAAAGCCATAGTCCATAGCAGCGGCGCGGAGTGTCTTCTCACTCTTGCCCTCGCCCAGATAATCAATCGTCAAAGAGTTTAGATTGTACCAGCGACGGTTCTCGTCCAGCATCGCAGCCGCGGTCATTGTATCATAAACCCTGCCGTTAACTTTGATACCCGCCCAGCGCAACCAGCCCAAATCGTACTGAGCGTTGTGCATCACCTTCGGCACATCGGTCTCACAGACTTTCTTAACGAAAGCCATGACAGACTTCTCTGGCATATTGCCACCGCCCTCATGACGAATAGGGAAGTACCCTGTGAAATCGCCATACGCAATAGCGATACCACAGATAAAACCATCGTTACGAGCCCAGCCAGGCCCCATAGTCATCAGGTTTGGATCAGAAGTTTCTAAGTCAATTGATATAATCTTGGCTTCTTCGAAGCCCCGTGGAAACCCAGCCGGTGGCGACCAGTCTTGGTCTAGCGCACCGTAGGCAACGTCTTTGATATCACTGTCTTTCACATCTTCGAGCTTTTGAAAAAAACCTAGCTGTCCGGTCATACTTGGAAACTCCATCTCCCACGACCTTCAATCAGGTGTAGGTTGTGCTTGGCACGTGTCATGCCCACATAAAAAGTACGCACCTCACTATCCGGATCATTCATCGTCTGGCAAGCGCGAGACGTTTCAAGCATTAAAGCAACGTTGTCTGCTTCGCCGCCTTTTGCTTTGTGAATGGTGGATAACTTGATACGCGGGTTCTCAGAGTCGAACTTCTCACCAGCCCGAAGCACGGACTGGATATAGATGCGATCATTATCTGGAATACGGAGAACGTCGAACCACTGCTTGGGTTCGCCGAACAAATCTTCTGTCTGTTCCATAAGCCGTTGGACATCTGACATGGAGACAACATCTTCATTAATCATGCTGTCTATGTGCTTGTCGCCCTGACGACGTATGCGCTTTTCAATATCCATAAAAGCCCACATGTTCTTAAACTCATCACGTCCCAGACTAGAGCCAGTCGTTAATCTTGTCCATCCCCTTGTTGCGTCTATGATTTTTTGCGATACGCTGAACCCGGAGCCTTGTCGGAAGAACAAAAGCCCCATCTCTTTCATGCGAGAAGCAACCTGATTGGCAATGTAATTTGTCCGGCACAACACCAGCCACTCCCCCTGGGTCAGGTCGAGTTCATCTAAATTAAAATGCCAATTAATTGTACCCTTGCGTTCAGTCGGTTTCCACTGCTTGTACACTCGTTTAGCCACACGACTAATCAAGTGACCCGAAACTCGGTGCACGTCAAAAGGAACACGATAGCTCTGATCCAGCACTGTTGCATTTTTGCAACGCCCCTTGAAGTCTTCGGGGTCTACGCCCATCCACTCGTATATGCATTGGTCATCATCGCCAGCATACACGACTTCTCTTGTGTTCTTCGCCAGCTTATCAACCATCTCCCATTGCAACGGGACAAGGTCTTGTGCCTCATCAACAATCAACAGGTCAAGATCGGGACAATCGCCGCGTTCAACAAAGTCCTCAATCATGTCGGTAAAATCAATCTTACCCAACTCTTCTTTATAGTCTTGAAGACCTCTGTTAATTATCTCAAGCTGTCGATAGTCCAGATTGTTGTAGTTGGTTCTGTTAAACTGGTGCCGAGGGGTCACGCGTCTGACACGAGCCATGTTTATAATCGACAGATACACATCTCCCGGCGCACCCATGCGAAAGAACTCACCGTCATTCATGTTCATGCTTTTTGTAGAACGAAACTCTACGCCAAGTAATTCCTCCAACCGCTTATAGTCAGCCGAAGCCATAACATCCTTCGTGCTAAGTCTAAGCTGGTGGAATGCCAACGAGTGAAGCGTACGAAAGTAGGGCATCGATTTTATTTCCAGCCCCAACTCAGAAGCTGCACGAGTACGCGCTTCCTCCGCTGCTTTCTTACTGAACGACACAAACGCGATACGCTGCGGTGCCACACCCTCACGCAGGCGTTCCTTCACCAGATTGATCAGCGTATATGTTTTACCTGTTCCGGGCGGTCCCAGTATTGCTCTAGGTTCTATCATTCTTCTGTATCCGGATGCACAAACACAGGTGTTGTTTCTCCGACATAGGAACCCTGCACGTTATAGTAAAAGTGATCCCATGCATCTTCTTTGGACATGCCTTCAAACTCCATGAAGATTTGCACGACATTTTCTGCGTCGTACACAAACACATCTTCGAACCCACAACGTGAGCCAATACCTATGATCGCTTCGTCAAACTGTTCTGGTAGCTTCATCATCAGAAGGGTACCTCCTCTCCACGTACATCGGGTTGCGGTATGTCCGGTTCCGCGCCAAACTCTGGTATCGACCAGACACGAATAACTTTGGACTTGCCTTTGGTGTCGGCAAAGCGGCGAGACTCACTCGCACTCTTACCGCTGTTCAATTCCTTCAGCCGCTCCTGTATCTGACCACGGGTGTACGCGTTAAAGTTCTTGGCGCGTAGGAACTCCATGAAGGAGTCGAGACGGAAGTATGTGCGACCCTCTTCTGTCCACGGCTTGCCCAACATAAGTTCTTCAGCCGACTGTGCTTGCACACGGCCGTTGCAGAAACCTTCGAGCATGTCCACAAACTGGCCTTTGTAGGTTAGTTCTTCCGGCACCTCGATCACAACCATCTGCTGCATCAAACCATTGACAGCCATCTCCCAGTCACTCTTCTTGATTTCGGGGGGCATGAAGTTTAGCTGCTCCATGCAGGCACGTTGGAACCGTTGGAACATCTGCAACTCTTCGGTGCTAACCTCAATACGTCCGCCGTTCACGTCAACAAACCAGACGCGTGGATCGGCCTCGACAACCGAGAGACCCGTGACTTCGACAGACGAGCCGCCGCCAATACCAAACTCACAACGCCGACACGCTGCCTTATCGCAGTGGTCTTTGAACGGTGACTGGTTGCACATGTAGAAGTATTCTTTGCGGTCAATGGACTGCTGTATTGATACAACCTCCGACGCAGACAGGGGTGGGTTGCAGTATGATTGGTTGTCTTTTTCTAGCTGCTGCTGCCATCCTGTTGGATCTTGCTGCTTGCGATAGATAGCCATCTGCGTCATAGCGAGGTTTCGTTCGCCAGAACCGAAAGACTTCATTGCGAGTATGAGTAGGCACGGCGGTGCGCCGGGCAGGTCGGTGGTGCTGTCGGCCAACTCGATAGATAAAAATTTGTTAGGTGTTACGGCAATCTTTTCAGCTTTGTCGAGAAACTCTTCCAGAGAAAGCTCATTACCCTTCGCGTCAAGCGCAGGGCGAGTCGTAAGATCAGCGTCAAAATACGGAAGGTTGATGAAGTTACCGACATCGCCACGCTCAACAAGAAGCTGCTCTTGCTTCGGAAAGATTTCACTGCCGCCATGTCCCAGTATGGCTGCAACCTCTGATAGCTTGTCGCGCATATCCGCCGCAGGAACCCAACCTTTGACAAAGAAATATATGTGAGCTCCACCAGACTTACTACGGCAAACAACAGCAGGAAGCTTAAGAGAAGCGCACTGCCGAGCAATAGCGTTAAGATCGAGTGGATAAACGTCCACATCAATAACGCCGAAACGACAATCATTTCTTTCGGTGATAGGGATAGATCCGACACCCTGCTCTCCGTCCAAGTGCTTCTGTACTAAGGCCTCTGTAAGTGGCTCTCTGATTATACGCGATTTGGCCTCTTGTTTGCCACCGCGCCGAGAATCCGAAATTGTTGTCTGTCCATGTGCTGCACCGAAACCTTCAAATACAGCCATGAACCTTTTGGTAGTGTCCATGTCACCCTCTTAAAAAATACGGGGTGTGCTTCCTCTTATCCGAAGCAACACACCCCGCACCACACTAGAACGGCAGGTCGTCAGACTCAATAGTCTTAACTGCCGTTTCTAAATCTGGATCTTGTGCTGCCTTAACTTCACCGGCGGTGACCATTCTGGCAAAGTCCTTCGCCTTTTCGTACAAGGCAGGGTCTTCCACAAATCCAGCTTTGCCGACAATCTTCCAAGACTGCCAGCTACCCATGTCATTAGACCGCTCATCCGTTGACATGTTCCATACGATGCCGAAGGACGGAACCTTGAAGGACTTGTCACCCTTCTTAATTTCCTGCATCGCAATCATTGTGTTCCATTGACGGGACACTTTGAGGTTCGAGGATTTCATATCCAAGATAGCGGTTTGCCAACTGCCGCTTGTCGGATCTTGGATCATGACGTAGTGCTGTGCGGACACAACGAGCTCGTTGCCGTTTGGCATCATCTCTTTGTTTCCTTCACGTTTCGCATTCAACACGCTTGGATCGTTCGGTGACAGTTCACCATGGAACCCGCCGCCTTCATCGTATGGAGTAAACTCCAAATACTTTTTAACGAAACCACACGCGATGATGTTCACACCGTCTTCGGCCTTCCACACCTGGCGAGTGACAGTATTGAATATGTCACCTTGCTCGGCACCCTCAATATACTTTTCGTTCTTCTTTTTAAGTTCCGGCGACACCGGTTGAAGAACGCGCAAGAACGGGATTTGCAAATCATCTTGCGTAAAGTTTTCGGTACCTGCGCCAGCATCCTCTAGGAAGGTATCCAGCATTGCGGCTGGAAGCTGCGCTTCTGCTTTTTTAGTTACTGCTTTAGTTTCACTCATTTTAGTTTCTACTTTCGTTTGATTTTAGCTTCAGTTCCGACATAAGCCCCGAACATATCGAGGTCTAGTTCGGTTCCCGTCCCCAGCTTGTCTTTAATCCAAGCCTTCAAAGTGGACGGATGGACGCTCTTTCGATTGTCCGGGTCGAGACCCTGCCTCATGCAGTCGTCTACGAACGCACCAGCTTGGTTATCTTGTCCGCGGCCGAAGGAAACCTTGACCTCGTTCTTGATAATATCGTCCTCGCCAATGCTGCGGAGGAAGTTAAATGCTTCCTCCTTTCTAGCTTCGGGGATTGAGGCGTACACGAACTGGTTCAACGAAACGGAGTTACCGTCTACATCGACACGATCCATGCCCATCTCAATCATCTCTGCTGGAATTAGTTCGCGGGTGATACGCTGAAATTCTTTCTTCGCATCTTTCGCCGCTTGCTCGTGTTGCTCTTGCAGGCTTTGCTGCTGTTGAGCTTCACGAATGAGATTGGATAGCTTTGATCCACTCTCGGTAGTGACAGTGTCAAACGCTTCTGCATCTGCTGCCATCTGGTCGAATAGGCCATTACTCATTTGGCTTCCTTTCTACTCTCTACTTCTCCGTTTATAGCCCGTCGGCTTTGATGTAGACAGTTCGTCCCAGCTTTTTGGGAGTTAGAGGGAGGGTTCCTATCGCTGGCGGTGATAAGTGATCTATCGATCGCACCGTTGACGAACCATCTACTATGTCCTATATAAGTTGGGATAACTTAAACGTCAACCCCTAATCGGATCTATACACATGTATGAATACAAGACAGAACCATACGACCATCAGCGTGATGCGTTCGAAGCCAGCAAAGACAATCTAAACTACGCCTACTTTATGGAGATGGGCTGCGGTAAATCCAAAGTCCTCATTGATAACATGGCATACCTATACGAGAATGGTGAAATCGACACCGCCGTTATCGTGGCACCGAAGGGCGTATACCGGAACTGGGTGCTGAAAGAGATACCCATCCATCTGCCAGAACGAATCGATCACCGTGTATTTACTTGGAGGGCATCGCCAAACAAGGCGCAGAAGAAAGAGTTGGAAGAGGCCACCATCATCGGTGGGCATGACGGGCTCCGCATCTTGGTTGTAAATGTAGAAGCATTCGCTACCGAAAAGGTCATGCGGTATCTTAGGACATTCCTAAAAGATAGTTACTTTCTCTTGGCGGTAGATGAGAGCACTACCATCAAGAATCCC